AAATCGGCATGACTAAAAAAGAACTCGCAGAAAAAGCAGGATTGCGCCCGAATGTTATCAGTGAGATATCGCAACAACAAAGAACGACAGTTAATCGAACGCATATCGGAAAGATATGCGAAGTTTTGGAAATACGCGATATGAATAAATTATTCGAGGTACGATAGGGGGAAATTAAACTATGACATCATCCGTAAGAGATAAATTTTCAGCAGATATCAGCTACATTAAATCGCAATTAAATAACATTAAAGAAGGCCATTTTTACGAGGATTCGAAAACACCTGGAACCGCTTCTGTTAAAAGGATTGCTGAAAATATTGAGAGCAGTTTCGAAATGCTACTCCGAGATATCGACAGAGGTGTATCATCTACGGACGAAATTTTTAAGGATTGATAAACGAACACACATTCGGTTATAATTTAACCGGAGGTGTCGCCTATGTGGGATGAACGGAAGGATCAGAACCGCTGGCAAATGAAGTTTATATTGCCGGAGCACAACGAAGCTTTGCGTCAATTACGCCTCGCGAAGCAGAAGATAGAACGGCCGGTATTAAGCGAAGAACAATTCGCCGAATTTGAGTTCGTTATTTCTTCGGCGGTGAGCGAAGATATGCCGCTATTTTTCGAATTATATGATGACGGATTCATTCGCGAAGTGAGTGGGCGCGTTGTGTACGTGGACCATCTACGGAAGGAATTTCGTGTGAAGGATAATCGAGGCGATACTAATTTCGTTAAGTTTGCGGATATATTAAACGTAAAAAACGCCCCATCCGGTTAGGGACGGGGCTTTTCGTCTAAAAAGTTATCGTTCTATTAAAATGGACTAAGGATTCACTGGAAGTGTCAGTCCTCTTACTTAGGATTACTTGTAATTCGATATCTTTTATCTTTTCGTAATCAATGTCACCCAAAGACCAATATGAAACGGATTTAAAAGTATCGTCCTTAGCATCCATAATTATATCTTCAGAATTATAATCAACAAAAACCAATTCGGATGATCCGAGAGTTTTCGCTGAGTTAACACGTAATATGAACGTGGCAGGAGATACTAAATATGCCTTATCTTCCGAGGTGTTTTTAAAAGATATACTTAACCCAACCTCGCCGTCTGAGAAATGTAGTTTTTCTACATTCACACTCACGTCTTCTGCATTACTTTTATAGTCGACATCTACAGTTTTCAAGTCTTTCGGTTTGTCCGAACTTAAATTCGGAGCTGGACTATCCTCGTAATCATAATCAATCTCGTCCTTAGATTTACTTACTTTTACGCCCCCACACCCCGCTAGAAGTAGTAGAAAACCAGCACAAACCAAAAAATATACGGAAATCCTCTTTATATTTATACCTTCCGCCTCCCCTCCGCTCAATTATACGTCATTGTTATGTAAGACGGCTACCTACGTTTTATACGTAAGCAACCGCCGAAAGTTCCGTCTACTTCTTGCCGACCTCATCTAACGCTTTTCTTTCGCGCGCCTTCTTAGTTACGTCGTTGTTTTTCCAATACGCTAAAAGCGAAGTTGCTCCGAGAAACAACAACGCAATAAAGTCGGACACTGCCGCCTCGTCTACCGGAATCGTCTGTACGCCAAACATCGTCAGCCCGCTATTTACGAGAGCTAACGCAAGCAAAATAAATCGAGTCACCGTACCTGCGCTAATATTCGTCTTCATACGCTATACCCCGCTTTCTTAAGTGCCGTCACCAGTTTGGCGCGTGTTGCTGGTCCGTAAATGCCATCGGTTGCGATGCCGGCTTGCGTCGATTGGAATCGCTTGACTGCGTTGGCCGTTTTCGGACCGTAGATGCCGTCAATCCCGTTGTTTTTTGCCTTTTTATCCGGATAGAAATATACGGCAGCCAATGCGTTTTGAAGTTGCGTGACGGCCGACCCGCGAGCACCTTGACGAATGACGCCAGTCGGTACCGTTAGTTTTTTGGCGGACGTTTTAGCCGGTGCCTTCGGTGCGCTTGTTTGAACCGGCTTAGTCGCTACGCCCGTTTTAACTGGCGCTTTACCGAACGTATCCGTTCCGTATCCTTTGTGATTAAACTGTAGATGCGGCTTATCTACGAAAGTCTTCCAGTCTCCGCCCCACTCAAATCCGAGCGCTTTCGCTTTAGCCACCGCCTTTTTAATATCCGCAGCTCCGTAACCGTTCCAAAGCGTATCTTTACCTTTTACCGGCACGAAGTCCAACGCCTGCCCTACGAGATGATAAGAACGCATCGTCTGAGAAGCGCCTTTCGCAACGTTCTGTCTTTGCTGCGCTTCAGTACGGATTGTTTCGTAGATAAGGACGTCGATATTTTCCTTAACGAGATAGTCGTACCATTTTAGCGCCGCAGCTTTCGTGTTATCAGCCAACTTCGCGAGGTTTTCTCGGTTTCTCTTATCGTAAGTTAGTGCCATATAATCGTCTCCCTTTTCGTTTTATTTAGAAGTAATATCGGAACAGGACCGGAACCAACGCCAGCATTACCGGAACCGCAATCCCGATAAGCCAACGTCGATCACCTTTAACCTGGTCGCGGTATTCTCGTAAATCGTCGCGGGCAGTTTTAGCGATACGAAGGGCTTCGCTCGCCTTGTCGTCGGCCGTGTCCGCCCTAGATAACGCCGTTGCCGCCATTTCTCGGAACTCTTCGAAGATGCGCGTCTGATGTTGTTGTGTTGCGATGATGGTGGCGATGTCGACCTGTATCTTCGCGATCTTTTCGTTAAGTTCGTGCGTAGTCGGTTGAGTCACCGCAAATCCTCCTTAAGTGCAAAATAAAAAGCCTACGACTCATCGGCCGGCGGCTTATCAGATTCATATTTATCTCCCGTAATTTCTTCGTATTGCTCCGGCGTAATCTTCCCCATAACTACTGCGGCCGCGACTTGCTCCTTCGTCCAATCTCCGTCTGTGTAAAACTTCTTGATGAACGCGAACCAGTTCATTAAATCACTCCCTTCATCATTAAAGTGAAAACCAGTTCCGCCTGTTGCTGCCGAACTAATTCGAGTTCTGTCGGAAAATATTCTTGTTTAATTCCGTCTATATAATCTTGCGAAGCCGTTTCGAACCATTCGTCTTTATCCGGATCATACTTGGCTATATAAAGACCGTCCGGGGGTTGCGTTTGCGTGTAACCATCGGGTACTTGTTCACCGTTTTCTACATCAACTAAAATTTCCTCGCCGGCCTGCCAAATAAATTCGTCGTTATATTTATAAACCCATACCATTTTAACTACCTCCTTACCTAGTCCTGAATCGGAAGCCAAACGACAAGAACTCGTTAGGATTGGCCGAATTTGAACTGGACTGAATGCACACACGACCGTCCGTGCCGATAAAGGTTCTGTGTATTTGCGGAACTCCAGGCGTCCCAACACTTGACGCGACTCCAACGAAATACTCGGACTGCATCGGGCGATAACCCACCGGCAGAGTAAAGACTGGCGTGTCAAGACCTAGTACCCCTCCGTAAACAGCGCCTTTTATCTCGACAACTCCCGCAGCATCCTTACTGAATCTAACCGTATGAATACTGCCGTCTGCTGGCGTATATTGCTTCCAGCCGGGTTGTAGCGTCGGATTGTTCCATACCACATCGAGATCCGATGCCGTTAATTGCCGTTCCCATACCGTCCACGTCTCCGCATCGCTTTTGCGAAAACGGAAATACGCCTGCTTACCAACAGCCGACTCGTATGCTACTTGAGTAAGTGTGTTGCCGTAGCTCATAACAAGCAGAAAAACGCGATTGAAAGACGGTGGACCATTTACGCCCACGTTGTATATCAAGTACATGCCTGTTTGAGTTATTGTGTTATAGTCCGTAACTTCTGAGCTACTCCTATAAAAAACTCGACCACTATCCATTGTAATTTTCGCCAACTGAGCCGCGTTCCACTTATCCTTTTCGGCTTCTGTGACGTGGATCGACGTCTTCGCTTCGTGCGCATTTACTTTAGCTTGTGCGCCCGCTGTGGTCTCTCGGCCGTTCCACGAGGCCCTCTCTTCAGACGTAACATGCATCGTTAAGTTATTCGCGTGCTCCGTGACCTTCGCTTGCGCGCCCGCTGGTGTTTCTTTTGCGTCCCAAGCCGTTTTTTGCGCCTTCGTAACATGAACGTCCGAATTATTAGCATGAGCGTCCACTTTCGCCTGTGCACCGTCTTTAGTCTCAACGTTATCCAAGTCTTCGAACTTCTCTTCTAGTTCCGCAACAGTCGCAACCACATCATCGTACAAGTCCTCGATTTGCGTTTTAAGCGTTTCAAAGTCATCGATGTAATATTCCGCAATAGGTGCGATATCTTGGTCGATTAATGACCGATCTATTTTAAATTCGAATCGGTGGATAGAAAGCGCTTGGCCGTTCGTATAGTACATAAGTAGTTCGGCTTTTACGTTTCCGTAATGGCGAATCTCATCCGCAGATAGTACATACTCCGCCCTGCCTTCGGGTTTGTCAACGAGAGTTATATTCCTTACGAATTTACTGCCGTTTGACATGACGAGTACGAGCTTACCGACGACCGCCGAAAGAGGTAAAGGCACGCCATCTTTCGTCAACGCAAAGTCTAAACGTGCCGTATTTAAGTCCTGCGTAATGAATTGTATGTCCGTTTTTACGGAAGGACTAGTTCGTGAATTTACATCGAAAGTTAATTTCGCAGGCTTATAGATCATCGCGTTCTCCTTTCATCGCTTCTATTTCCGCCATCAAAACGTCCAGCTTCGTTTGCAATTGGTCAATCGTTTCTTTTTCCGTTACGGTACGACTAAACTCGATGCGCTCGCCTTCGGAATCCTCTAGCCACACATTAGCGAAGTTTACGCCCTCTAGAACGACGGCTTTCGATCCGTCCTCTAGGAAACACGTAAGGGATCGCCCATCTTCCGAGATAATCGCCGAATCGACCGGCACACGTTCTTCTCCCATTACAAGATTTTTCAAATTACCGCCCTCCCTTAAATTGTGTCTGAAGCGCTAGTTACGGTGTCCGGCGCATTATCTACGACGCCGCTGATCGACCAATCGCCGCGGCAATCATTTCCGTATCTAACTACACCCCGTACGGATGACGTAATGTAGATGCCGGCGCGTGCTAGATTAGTAATAGTCGATATTGATCGGCATTTATTGCCGTAAACTAGAATGCTTCGTGCGCCGTTTGCGATACGAATAGACTCGTATTTTCCGTGCTCATTAAGGCCAGCGCCCGTTATCAAGTTACTTGCGATAACTGCGAATAACACGCCCGACTGCTCGATACCATAGCGTCCAGGGCGTCGGATCAAATTACCGCTGATCAAAAGATCTGAGGACTCCCCGAATGCTGCGATTCCGTCACGTCCAATAAAGCTGATTTGATTTCCGCCTGAAACGTTAACGCCCACGCAATCATTCATCCGAACGCCGTCGCCTGACGTATTAGAAATCTGATTTGCAGCGACTAGTCCGTTCCGAACCGCATCTAGGCGAATGCCTCCTTGATTTGTTCCGCCAACGCCATCGATAATATTTCCGACGATGTTGACATTTCGCACAATTCCGGAATCATAAATACCACGAATAAAGATGGCTTCGTTTTCTCGCGTATCTAGTATCTTGTTATTAGAAACTACTACGTGGTGAAACGGTTGCGAAACGGAAAGTTGCTCGAATTTGTCGTTCATTGTATGTCCGGTATTTGCAGGATCGATTGCGCTAACGGTGATTCCATAACGGCAATTACGTAGCGTGTTTCCGGTAATCTCCGTAATCAGCCAGTTATAGCCGCGCACCGCCCATCCTTCCGTTCCGATAAACGTGCAATTTCGGACGGTTATGTTTTCGTGCCAATAGCCGATCGTAGAGCTGTGTGAACCGACTCCCCTCGGCCATGACTGCGTGCCTGGCGTGCCTGAAGCGCCAAAGTAACAGTTGTCGATGATTCCGTCTTTACAGACTGTGAAATCGTAGGCACCGAATGCGCCGAATACTTCCGGTCTTTGCGCCAAGTCAATCTGAATCGCTTCGGAAAAATACCGCGTTCCGTCAAGATCTACGAAACCTAAGAACGATGAATCTACGACCTTAAAGTTTTGGCACGCGTTAAATTCGATGGCGTGGTAACTAGGTACGTCCTTAAAAACCGCTTCTTTAATGAAGATGTTTCGCGCATGGCCGAATGAGAAACAGTTGCTACGAAGCTGAGTCGCCTTGCCCCGGCAATCCCACGTACCACCTTCAAAAACCATGTTTCCATTTCCGTTGTACCCGTAGTAGTTCGTCTTACCGTCACCATTCGTCATCATGTATCGTCCTGAATAGTTAAGTAAGACGGCATCCTTTGCGCTTACCAGCGTATTTCCCCAATTTATAAGCGTAGCATTCAGCCGGTAGCTGCCCGGCGGGATATAAACACGAACGCTTTTGCCGTTTTTGGCTTTATCTAGAGCAGCTTGAATAGCGACCGATGAATCTTTCTGCCCGCTTGGATCTGCGCCTAATTCCACTACGTTGACGTCCGGTAAGTAGTCGAACCTACGCAATAGTTTGGCGAAGTCATAATCGAACCGATCTTTAGCCGTAAGGTGCGTAGTTGCATCGAGCGCCACACGAAGATCGACGACCTCTTTTACGTCCTCACCGTCGTGGTTAACTACGAGGTTTGCGAAACGCGCCCCGTAATTATCCAAGAGATTACCGACGTCAAAAAGCCCATGCTGAATTTGCGTGGACTTATGCGCAGTAGGTGCGTTTTTATGAGCGTGTAGCTCGTCGGTCGTTTTTGCGAATCCCTTTTCGATATCATCGAAATTTTCGTTAAGGTTGTTTCGCGCAATACGATCCCACGACGGCGATATCCGCTTTAAATGTACGTTAGCCATTTAGTTCCTCCTTTATTTTGATTCTAGCGCCGCCACTCTCGCGGTAAGCGCCGACAAGTCCGAAAATAGCTTGTTCAGGTCCACGTTTGAACCGGAAGGGCTGACGCTTATTTTCGAGAGCTTTACGAAGTCCGCCGAAGACATTAGGCCGGCTTTAGTAGAACTAGCCATATCTACTTGCGGCTTTCCATCCGGACCAACTACGATGCTTTGTATTTTCTGAAAGTCGTTTGACGAAAGTAGTCCGTCTGACACTGCCGTCGCCGGTCCGTACTTCGGAATAGTTGTTGGATCGTAGCCGTCGTCGAAACTTGCATCGCTTCCAATTCGGATACCTGCCCCGACGCTTGAACCTTTTACCTTACCGGCCGCATCGAATAATTTAGACACACGCTTTTCCGTTCTCTTAAAATTCTTTAGGACCGACTTAACATCGCGTTTGAGCTTTCCGAAAGTAAAGACGGGTGATTTATTCGGGTCTGAGAAACGCTCGACCCCGACTACTTTAATTCGTTTATTGATACCGAAAGGATCGAGCATGCACCACACGTAGTCACCTTTCCGGATATCTTGGACGCCAAAATGTTTGAGTTCCGTGTAAGTAAGCGTTAAGGATAACTCGATCGTATCCGTTAGTTCTTCTTGCAAACGCAGCTCTAATTCATCGGCGTTTTTGTCAGTGTAGGAATCGTCGCGAATAGGTGCTGCGTGTTTGATTCCGTAGATTTCCGCCAATGGACTCGTATACTCAAGCTCGACTGCATACGTTTTAGTCTTATCGTTTTCTTTGCCGAATCCGCGTATATAGGTCTTTAGCGTGCTCGTATCAATCTCCGCTTGCTCATCGCGCGAATTAAACCTGTGACGTATCTGATAGTCGGTATCGCGCCCTAATTCTTTCGCAATGACTACCTTCTTTCCGGAAAAGGTGTATTCCGCCTTGTATTTATCAAGAATGTCCCGCAATAAATCGTTCGAGAACCCGTCTCCGAAATCTTCTAGCTCGAACGTTGTCGTTAGACCTTCCGGCGAGATATCATAGGAATAACCGGACCCTTCGAGCGCAATTGCGACCATGTCATCAATCGTCATCTTTTTCTTTTTACCGGACTTGCTGTAGACGTAATTATCTGCGAGGTCAATTAACGGCTTATAGATCGCAGACGCGAAAACCTTATTCGTTCCTGCGGCCGTAGACGAGTTTGTTTTCTTAATTACAAATTCCTCACCGTCGCAAACGATAATGTTTTCGTTATCAATGAGCGCGAAAGAATGATCGTTTCTAGTCGTCTTAGTCACCGTCACATCGAGCGATTTCTCATTCTCGGCCGTTTCCCGTACCGTACAATCGTAGTCAGTGAGCGCCTCGACTTCGCCTCTCATCGTTTTTATCAGCAGCTCCACCGCGCCACCTCCTAGAAATAGTAGAATCGAAAATCAAAATTGATCTCGAATGAACCGGTCGGTCCGCTTACCGTGAATTCGTTCCATCCTGGCTCAAGCCGAATTACCTGCCGGTTGGTATCTCCGAAAATACTTACACCGTTTTTCCGCGCCTTAACTCCGTCCAATAAAATCGTCTCTTTAGCTGCGGAGGTCCCTTCGTATCGCCACGAATCGCCCGTCGTTTTATTAGTTATACGCAATTTTGACGATGCTCCTTTAAACGAAATACGTAACGGAAGTTCTAACGGGTCAATACGAATAGCCCCCGCATTAAAAATACGGAAGCTCTTTGTCGTATGCTTATATTTCGGAATCTCATCGGTAAGGCCCTCGCCAAATTGCCACAGATTCGATTCGAAAGTCATCGCTCCTTGCGTCGTTCCAATCGATTCACAGTAAGGAGACGCACTCTCAAACGAAAGGCTAAATTCGCCCACGCTCCCAGTCCGTTCAGGCTCGAAAGAATCGTTTAATTCGACTTTCCAGCGTTTCTTCGGATTGCCCTCCGCGATCAAATAGTACTCTTCATCGCGATAGAGGGCGTTGTATATTTCGTCACGCAGTAAATAATAATCGGCCGCATCTTCTGCATACATTGTGCATTGCGCAGTTATACGTCGGTTGCCGAAGTCTTTGCCCGTTCTGTAAGATCCGTTTTTCCCCGGGATAGATTCGTAGTAGATTGACGGACTAGGCGCAGAAACGACTAAACTATGAACCAATACCGATAGATCGCGCGCCATGTCGAGAATGCGGCCGTTTTTATATTGAATACGGAAGTTAGCGTCGGACCTCGGAATAGCTGAAGACCTCCCGAAAACAACATCCGGCGAGAACGCATCTACGTCTATCTCATCTGCTACGTCTATTACAGTCGGTTCAGGTGCCGGCTTGGCTGGCGTATCTACTCCCGTACTTGTGTCGGACGATGTCTTTGTATCGTATTTCGTAAGATTGTACGTTGAAATGATGTTGTTTAGCTTCGTCGCGTATGCCGGATCGGTCGCATAGCCGGCGTTAACTAGTGCCTTCGTTGCCTTGCGATAATTTTTTTCGCCTACGACCGCTTTGTAATGATTCGGGTCCCAACTCGTTCCGTTAATGTATAACTTTGCGAGATCCTGCATCGATTCGTACCAGGACGGGTATTTACGGAAATCAGCGTAGACCTGAACGTTACGACCGTTATAAACTTCCCACGTAAGCATCCGAATAGACTCGCCTTTATACGAACCCTTAACGCCGAACAAGTTCTTCCCCCGCGTCGCAAGACCTGACGTTCCGTATCCGGATTCTAGGCAACCTTGCGCAATCACAAGGGACGCAAGTATGTTGTAATTCCGGTATATTTTCTGCGCATCGGGTGCGATCGATTTAATAAAACTAGCGTTACTCAATCGCTCACCTCCTCCCTAATAACTGCTGCGGTCTATTTCGTCCATCTGCCGTCTGCTCACGTGCGGCTCAACGATACGCCCGACCACTTCGCCCTCCATGACCACCGAAAGCCCCTTAAGTGACTCGATAGCAGTCGCGAGGTTTGAAAGATTCGCCTGCATTTGCGGACTATAGCCGCCGGCTGCCGAAGTTATCCGCGCTGTGTGACCCGCGTCGATGAGTCGGAATAGGTTCGCTTGTTGCGCTTCCGTTAAATACATTTCGTTTCTGAGCGCACGAATATCAACTTCGCGGCTCATAGGACGGTCAATAAACTTCGATGCCATTCCGCCCGAGTGTAATTTGCCTGCCGGTTTGCCGACGATGCCTCCGACGTGGTATTCACCGACGGCTCGACCGCCTCCGCTATGGACGCCGATGTCTTTTCCGCCGCCTCTATTTTGAACCGTAACAAATTCGGTTTTATTTAGCGTGATCTGCTTCGAGATGTCTTTCGCAAGTTCTGCGTTCATATTCCGAGCTTCTCCGGTGATTTCAGCGACTTTAGCACGCGCTGCTTCGAGTTTCGCGATCTCTTCGTTGATATTATTGACAGCTCGTTTATACTCTTCGCTTTTCTTCTGACCGGCGGCCGTTGTGCTTTCGAGCTTTCTTTTTTCCTCTTCCTGTTTTTCGATTGCTTTATCGATAACGCTAACCGCTTGTTCGCGCTTCGCTTTAAGTCCAACTTGGCGCAATTCAAGGTCGATCATTTTTTGATTTACTTGATCCAACTTTGCTAATTCTTTCTGAGTCTCGGCTAAGCTCGCCCTCTTACTCTGAAGCAGCTCCGTATTTTTAATAAGTTCAGTCCTTTTAGCTTCAAGAATTCGCTTTTCTTGCGCCAAGGTGACCTCATGCATTTGTGCAGCTGCTTTATCACCGCGATCTTTTGCGTCTGCGATTTTCGTTTCTAAATTTTCGACTAACGCAAGTTGGTCAGTGACCGCTTTTTCCTTGGAAACGCGTTCTTCTTTTATTCTGTTTATGTCCGTATTTAACTGAGCCTCTTTCGCCAAGTTGCCTTCCATGTTCCGCTCGGCGATCGTTTTCTGCTTTTCGAGTTCCAACCGCAGTTCTTCCGCCTTTTCCGCACTCAGACGTTTCATAGCTTCGGTATTCTTTGCGATCGCATTACCTTGCGCAGAAAAAGCCGCTTCAGTTTCCGGCGACTTCTTGATGATCTGATCGTTCAGCCGCAAGAACTCGTCGAATTCAGCGTTCGTCAGTCCGGACTTTTTACGTAGTTCTTCCTGTTCCGCGTTAAGCTTCTTGATCGCTTTCGAGTCTTTTTCGTTGGCTAATTCGTCCTTGATATCGAGATAACGCAATAATTCATCGTTGCTTAACTGAATGCGCGCTTTGAGGTCGTCGTATCCTTTGATCGTTTTGTTGATTCCTTCGACTTCTTTTTGCTTCGCGTTTGCTGTGTCTAAGTTGACGGTGTTTAGCGCTTTATAGCCGGCACTAACCCCGACCAGTAAGCCTCCGAGTAACGAAAGCCCCGTGATGATCCAACCCGCCGGCCCCATCGCCGCGAACAAGCCGCGCAATGCAATGCCGAGCTTAATAGCCGAAGATGCCGTCAAGGCGATCGCCGCCGACGTACCCGCCATTGCAAACCCCGTAGCAATTACGCCTGGATTAATTTGACTGATGACCCCGACTAGCTTCGTTCCTTGATCGACAACTGACCGTATGTGTGGCAAGAATTCGTTACCGAGTTTAACGCCTACGCCTTCTAGTGCCGACGTAAACTTATCGAATGAGCCGTACAGGTTATCCATCTGCGTATCGGCAACTTTTTGCGCAGTACCGCCGGATTCTTCGAGCGCTTTCGTATATCTACGAATCTCACCTGAACCGACCGCAAGTAGCGAAACGAATCCCGATGCCGCTTCTGTTCCGACTAATGACGCAATAGCTGCCGTCTTTTCCGCTTGACCTAGATCGCCAAACTTCGAATTTAAATGATCGATTATGTCCGGCAACGACTTCATCTTTCCGTCTGCCGTTTCAACTTCGATTCCGTATCTCTGCATTACTTTGGCTGCGCGTCCTACCGGATTAGCAAGCCGCAACATGCCCGCTCGTAATGCCGTACCGGCCATCGAACCTTGTATACCGGCGTCAGACATTTTCGCAACGGCTGCCGCTGTTTCTTCGAAGCTAAAGCCGAGCGCAGTAGATACCGGCGCTACATATTTCATTGCGTCGCCTAATTGTAAAAGATCCGTATTGGCCGTCGTCATCGTTTTCACTAAGACGTCAACTGCGTACGTAGAATTTTCCGACGCAATTCCGAAGCCCGTCATGATATTCGATACTATATCGGCAGATACGCCCATATCGACATTCGCCGCTGCCGCCATGTTTAATACGGCCGGTAACGAGCCGACTTGATCTTTTACGCTAAAGCCCGCCATCGCTAAGTATTGGAGGCCTTGAGCCGCCTCTGTCGCCGTAAATTTCGTCGATTCGCCGAGCTTTAGTGCGACGTTCTGAAGGTCTTGGAAATCCTGTCCGGTAGCGCCCGAAATCGACTTAACCTTCGCCATCGCTTGCTCGAAGTCGCCCGCAGTCTTGACCGATACACCGATGCCTGCGACTACTGCGCCGCCTACCGCTAGGGCTGCCGTTTGTACGAGACCCATCTGTTTGCTAAGCGAATTAGCCGAATTGCCCATCTGTTGCATTTGGTTTTCCGCCTGTGAGACGCCGGCGCTAAATTGACTTGATTCTAACGTTAAACGGGCGACGATTTCGCCTACTGTAGTTCCCGACATTCGTTTTCCTCCTTTCCTCCGTTATTTATTTAAAGAAGTTCCGCAATTGCTCGAACTTGTCTCGGTCGAAATCGTCACGTTCCACATAACCGGCTTGTTTGCGTAGATCTTTTAACATGCGTTGATAATCACGGTCTTCCATAGCACGCCCTTCAGTGCCAACGAGTGTCGATATCATAGAAAGCCGTTCAATCGCGTTGGACTTCGTTTTTGATCGCAAGAATTTCGGAATGTCGACCATGTAATAATCGTTCTCGATCTGCCGCTGAGTAACGCCTAGCAATACCGCCGCATCTATTAAGTAGTCGTCGATTGTGTACTCGCCTTCGACCGTTATTCCGTCGGTGCTTTCGGAAGAAGGCTTTTCAGGTTTTTTGCTACGGACTGCAAACGGTTCTTTTCAACTACCGCGATAAGAAAGTCGATGATCTCGTCGGTGCCGACGTTTTCGAGAATGTAATCTTCGTCAAGACCGGAAAGAACCGCGACAATTTTAGCGACTTCATCCATCGCCAACTTAGCCGCAGCAACTAGCGTAGATGCGAAGTCCTCCTGTCCGCTAGTGCTCAAAACCGTGATAAATAAGTGCGGCAGGCGATCGACCACCTCGAATAGCGCCTTCCATTTGACCGGCGTTAGCTTCGGTATTTGTACCGTTTTATCGCCGAGTGTAAGTTCGCTTGATACCTTTTTCGTTCCGATACCA